ATTATCTTCAAGGTATTTTTTCATTGCAATCGCAGTGGTTACACCATCTAAATCTTGGTGAAAATATATTTCTGCTTTAGGATATCTTTTTCTTAAAGCTGAAATATCACGTATTCCTGATTCTGTTATCCTTCTTTTCATTAATTAGTCAAGTCCAAATAGGTGTAATCCTTTATCAAATAAATCTCCGTGGTCAGATATACATTGTTTGTATATCATTTTATCTTTTGGTGGCATTTTAGTATTAGTTTCGTAACCCCATACTCCATCATCATCAACACCAATACTTGATTGATATTTTGCAATTGCTTGGGCACTTTTAGAGTTAGGTAAATTACCGATACTACCATCTAATTTTAATGATTGTCCACTGTCATCTTTAACTCCTTTTTTATTTAAGAAACATTGGATTGCCATATTAATTTTATAATTATCATCTTGTTCTTTGATAACTCTCTTAACGATATTCATTAAATCGCCTTCAGTTAGTTTTATTACTTTCTTTCCCATATCATGATTTTAAAGTTGATTAATTATAAATATCCGTAAAACAAAAAAAAGGGTCGTTAAACCCTTTTACTTAAATTCTATTTTAGTTTGTTTATTTAAATCAACAAAATGTTGTACCCTTTCTTGTCCAACTTTTGTATAGTTTTCACTCAATTCGATTCCAATCCATCTGCGTCCACTAATTTCTGCTGCGACCATTGAAGTCGCAGAACCAGCGAATGGGTCGAGAACGATATCATTCTTGTAAGTAAGAATCTTAATCGCCTTCATTGGAATATCCATTGAGAATGTGGCTTTGGTTTGTTGCTTTGTGTCCGCAAAATATTCCCACTGACCATAAACCAAAGACATAAATTCTTTCTTGTCTTCTTCTTGATAAACCGCTTTAGTTTTTACAGTACCATCTTCTTGCTCCATATCAACCATCTCGGCTTTCCATTGTGGCTCACCTTTAATCTTTTTAATACGGTCTTTCTTGTAGGCTAATATAACACACTCTTTTGGGTTGTATATGTAAGGACTTGAAGGACTCATCCATGAACCCCAAGCTGTGGTCTTACTTCTGTGTGGTGAGTTCTCATCAAGGTCAACCAATCCATAGAATTGGAACCCAACAGATTTCATTACTGACCAAAACTCAGACATAAATAAAACTCTACCTCCTCTGTCTTGTACATTTACCTCATAAGGAATGTTAACAGCGATTCTACCATCAGTTTTTAGAACACGGAAAGATTCGGTCAACCACTGTTTTGTGAAATCCCAATATTCTTCCATTGTCATTGTATCTTTGTGTGTGTCATATTCAATCCCAACATTGTATGGTGGAGATGTTACAACCAAATCAACAGAGTTTTCAGGAAATTTAGACATTTCATCTATACAGTTCCCATTAATAATTTTTCCTGTTTCTATCATATTTTATTTTTTTTCTAAATTTTCTATTCTTCTTTCAAGATACCATAAAGCTTTCTTTAGGTCTTGAAGTTCTTTATCGACCCCTTTTTTTCCCGCCCTTGAAATATACTTCACGGTATTACCGAGGTGAAAATCTAAATCCCAAGCTTCAATAACTTTAATCGCTTCATATGGATTATTTTCTCCACCGTAATGACTAGGGTGGTTCACTTGTTCCTTTGGAATATTACATTGACAATTACCGTCACCACCATTTAACGGATTACACACACAATCTTTTTTCATATTAATCTTCCCTATATTCTTTTAATAATTCTTCGTTAGATAATGCACTATATTTTTCACTCAATTTACTGGTGTCAATATCGTCATACATTACATGTAGTGTATCATCAAGTTCTTTTGCAAGTTCCAATGACTCACAAATAACATTAAGAACACAATATGGATTTGCATTTGATGCTGGTCTTCTATCTTCAAGATAACCTTTCCATGTTTCACCAACTGTTTTTGGAACTCTGATTGATGCTCCTCTGTCAGATACTCCCCAACTGAACTTATCAATTGATTGTGTTTCATGTTTACCTGTTAATCTTAGATGATTGTTTGAACCATAGTTTTCAATATGAACTTTTGCTCTTGATTCAAATACTTTGAAGATTGAGTTGAAGTATTCCTCTCCTCCTGTTTCTCTCATTCTTTTGTTTGAAAAATTCGTATGTAATCCTGAGCCATTCCAATCTCCTGTTGTTATAGGTTTTGGATGTAGTTCAATTTGATATCCATATTTTTCGGCAATTTTGTAAAGGAAATAACGAGACATCCATAAGTCGTCAGCGGCTTGTACTTTACCTTTGGCAAATACTTGGTATTCCCATTGTCCTAATGCAACTTCAGCATTTGTTCCTTCAATACCAATTCCATATTTCAAACACATTTCCAAATGTTCTTCAGTCAAACTTCTTCCAACCATTTGTCCACCAACACCACAATAATATGTTCCTTGAGGGTCAATGATACCACCATTATTGAATCCTATAATTGGTTTGTTATGTCCTGAACGAATGAAATATTCTTGTTCAAATCCAACCCAAAAATCCTCATCCTCTTTACCCAACTTTGCTCTGTCATTTGTTTCGTGAACTTTACCTCTACTATCCATTACTTCACAAAGAACGTATACAGTACTGTATTCCGAAATCAAACTTTTCACATAAACTTTAACAGGTTTCAAATAACAATCAGATGAATAACCTTCTGCTTGTCTTGTTGATGACCCATCAAACCCCCATTCAGGTATTTCTTCAAGGTCTCTTTTTTCGTTAACGTCAATGACCTTAACTTTACTTCGTAAGTTTGGTTCTGGTTTATAACCATCAAGCCAAACATATTCTAATTTAAATTTCATGATATAAATGTATAATAATTGTTTCTAATTTTTAACGACTTTTTGTGTCCGTTTCTTATACCGAATAACGGTATTCTTGTCCAAGCAATTCCAATTTTGAATATTCTAAACCAACCACCGTCTTTATGGTATTGCATTGAGAATACATAACTTTTAAACAGTTTGATTGAAAACGCTTTAATATATTCGTTGTTAATTTTATACGTTTTTAACCACATAATAATCTTTTGCGTACTTTGATTCTTCTAAAATATTACCTTCAACCAATTTATTGATTATGTTTATTGTGTTTTCCATTGATTCTTTAAGAATATACTTTGAAATATAATCAATGTGTATTGGTTGTCTAAGTTTACCTACTAAAGTTTTAATGACCTTTTCTTCCATTATGTTTTAAATTTTATCTTTCCATTTTTTTATCATATAATCAACGTATTTCTCACTATTGTTTCCATTATACAATATCCATACAATATAATAATCAAAATACCAATCAAGTTTGTTTAAAAACTTCTTCATTATTTAAAAATTTTAAAATATCATCTGTTGTTTTACCTTCAACAAATAGGTTATAAACTTTCTCACTCCTTTCATCATCAAAAATAAACGCATCACTTTTACCATAATAATCCTTTAAAGTGTTAGATTGAAGGGCTATTATGGTACTTTGGTAATTAATATATCTTTTGTTAAATCCCATTTACCCAATTATAAATAAATTTTTATTCAGAGTCAAAATTTTTTATCTTACTTAGGTTAAGTATTTGAAAAATATATGCCATAATTTTTCTTTTCATGATTGGAACGATTGTTTGTTCCATTGGAAAGTCCTGATTACATTGCATTTCAAACACTGGTAATGTCTTACAATTTTTTGTCTTAACGAATGATGAGTTTGTTTCAATGATTGATGATAGAGTCACATCTTCAGGTGTGTTTTCATATATCAACTTAATCGTGGTTTTGTTTGTGTTGGGTTGTTTTCGGTCTCGTTTTATTTGATATTCCCAAACATAAACCTTGTTCTCTTTTTTCCTGTAATAAAAAGCATAACCCGCTCCACTTGCAATATAACTTTTATTCTTTTTTAAAAAAATCTCAACACTATCAAACGCCATGTTCCATATTGATTTGGCAAGATTAAATGTGTCATATAATTTGTTATTAGAATATTGAATTGTTTTACTCAATTCATTCTCCTCTTCTTCAGAAAGTTGACGTGGTTTTTTTGGATATAAATCTTTCAACATGATTTCATCGTCACATGATTCAAATTTTTTATCCGTTAATAATAAAGTATTTTCCTTATATAAGGATTGCATGTTTGCCAAGTGTAAAGATAACTCAACAAAGTCAGGATATATTTCAAACCTATCAAGATTTTTTTCACATTTTTGAATATAATCCAATAGAGTGTATTTGTTATACTCAAAATCTAGCGGCTCTTTTAACATCCACTCTGGATTCAATTTGAATTCCATTTTCTTTTTTCTTGCCATAAAAAAATAATAATTAAAGTTTTATGGGAATCAATCTAATCTCATGACATAATACCATTTGTCCCTAACCTTCATCTCATCCGCATTTCCATCGTAACCATTCAATGTATGACCATAACCATCCGCATCAATAACTCCCTCAATGAATCCATCTTTGTCAATGTAATCATCCCAATTCAAACCAAAGTCTTCCATAAAACCAGTTATATCATATCTAACATCACTAATTCTATTTTCAATTGCTTCTTCAATTTTGTCTTCAGGGTAATCACCTTCAGGGTCTTCTTCAATTTCAGTTATCTCATCGTTAAACTCCTCAATTCTTTCATTCATCTCATCAATCCTTTCTTGTAAGTCATCGTCATTATCTCCATCCATTTCAGATTCAAACCTTTCAATCATTGATTCCGCTTGAGATATTCTTATCCTCAATTGTTCTATCTTTTCTTCTTGGTCTCTAGATAAAAGTCTATCCTCCTCATCAATATATGATTCAGGGTTATCCCTAACATCATCCTCAAACAAGTCTTCAGCATAACGAATCACTTCCTCTTCATCAATATATCCTTTTGCAAAACTTTCACTGAATCCTCTATATCCAATATCATCAATTAACTGGTCAACATAATCATAAGCACTTGATTTCATTTCATCTTCATCACCAACAGCA